CTTTGAAAAACTCAGTACAGAACTCTTCGATATGGTCAGCGAAGAATCTCAACACATCAAGTGGTCTTGAGCAATTGTGTAACGAGTGTCTTGATGTGCACTTGTTCGGGATAGGTAAGACCACGTAGTCTTGTTGCTTGTGATAATATGCGTTCTTAATCATATCTGTCACACTCGCTATTTCTCTATCGTTATCAATGTATATTTCAACTTCATTCCCATCAAACTTAATACACCAATTGTAAGGTCCGCCGCCTTCTATCTTCCAATCATTAAACCTCATTACGACATAACCTTCTTTTTTCTCACCATAAGGGGATATAGGTTGGCAAACGCCAATCATTCTTATATGGTTAATATCATACACGAGTTTTTTGTTGAAGTATTTGTCCAATCCCTTTTCTTTGATATAGCACCAAGTGTCGATAACATCGATGACATCTTCTTTGTGCTTCATTATTTTGTCAAGAAGCCTTTGTGCTTCCTCTTGGACGTTTTTGACATTGATGTCCATTTCATTTTGTATTGCGGAGACAGAGTTGTCAATCGCCGCTTGAAATCTTACTGCCATAATTTGTTGTGTTTAAGGTGTTACTTTGTTAATGAAATTTGTGGATTGTGTTCTATTTTATCCCAATCGATAAGCGTGTAAGGTTCGATGGTTTCTACTTGCACTTTGTCAAGCGAGACCCCTTCTTCGACTGTGTTGAAGTTCGGGTTGATTGCGAGTTCGACGGCTGTGAGGTCGTTGTACTTTTCCGATACTTTCGGAAACTCTTTGCCGTAGTCGTATTCTATACGTACTACGAGGTTGATTACTTTTTTCATGATTTTGTTGTTTTAGTTTTACTTCTTGATTTTTTGTTCGGGTCTTTGTAGTAGAATGACACCTTTGCGCCCAACTTATTGAGCAGCTCCACAGTGGTAGCTCTCGCCACCCGGTAGAACGAGTTGAAGAAGTAGTGCCTGCCTTTGAGGAAATACTTGGCATTTTTGCCTTCCGCTCTAACGATACGTTTGAGGTGGTCGTTATCCACGAAGAATATGTGCAGTCGGCTCTCGTTTTCAAGATGCTCAATCTCTGCGAACAGCTTTATGTTTGCGAAGCACAAGTCAAGTTTGTATTTGTTTGTCTTTGTTTCTCCGTTGTCGGTCACTTTCTCGGTCACTATAACATAACCGAGAGGATTTGAATAACTTACTCTTAAACTCATGGTATTAGATTTTTTAGGTTTAACCGAATATTTCTTCGACGTCAAGCTCTTCGAACTCTTCGTCTGTCAAGTTTGAATCGTATATCGCCCATTCAGCCATAGCTTCGCTGATGTCGTTAAACAGTCCCCAGTCTACGAGATGCAGCGGTGCTCGCATGATTCCGATTTTGTTGAGTGCGTGATTGTATCTCTCGTGGAAGTTTTCCACATGGTCAATGACATACTGCACCATCTCTCTCGGTGTGTTGTCCAAATTAAAGTCGTCGGGTGTATACATAGTTGTAAGATTTTTAAAGTTCTTGTTCGTCATTGTAGTTTTCCACAATCCAACCGAGGAACGCCCTGCGGTTCTCTCCGTCAAGCTCTCCGTAGAACTTGACGTTGGCAGCCGAAGTGTCGCCTTTGCACAACTCAAGCCAATGCGACCACTTGTTGAGCATATGCTGACGACCGCAGATCCAATCGGCTTTCATCAAGGCGTCAGGGTAGTGCTTGCCGTCTTCGGGGTTTAATACAATCTCGTAGTTCCAATTCCAAAAGAGGAACTTGTTGATGCCTTGCATCATGATTTCTTTTTCGTCCATAATATTGTGTGTTTGATTGTTTTCTATAAAAAGGGGCGAGGTCGGTCGCCACCATTGTCAAACCTTAAAATCTTATTATCATGAAACCAACCTCCGCAGCCGACCCTGCGGATTATGTCTTATATCTTTATTTTGTTTTGCATCGCCTCTTCAACCATTTTCTCTGCGTCAAACGGTCGCTGAAGCATCTCCCTGATGTTGTCGGTGTCAATCTCGGCACCATTCGATAATTCAATCTTCATCTTTTGTCAGTTTATTGTGAATGATAGTGTTTTCTTGTCCAACTCCATAAAGATGTCGATGAACTCAATTCTCGTGAACATACCGCCCAAAACGTTGTCCACAAGCCATTTCTTAACCCTCAGCAAAACTCCGTCGTTGTCAATGCCCGAGTTCACGGTAAAGCTGTTGCCGTACTTGATGATGTATTTGACAGTGCCGTTGTCAACCTCCTTCAACGTGCATAATGCGAGTGTTCCGCAGGTGCTTGTGAAAAGTATCTGTCTCTTTGCTATCGACACGATGTCGATGTCGTAGCGGTACAGATTGTCATCCGACCGCCACTCTACGTGCTGTATCTTCATAGTTGTTCAGTTTATCTGTTGAACCAATAACCTTTGTTTACCATGTTGTCGTAATTCTCTTCGCCTTGCTCGGGCGGAAGGATAGGCATCACTAACATCGTGTTGCCGTCCCATTGCTTGACGAGCCCGCCGTACTTGTTTTTCGGTTTGCGCCACCCGTCGACTCCCGCTTTCAACATCAGCTTCACAAAGTCAAGTCTAATGCAGAGGTCATACGCCACTCTGATATTCGTATTGACATCTATCCTCTTCAATCCCAACTCCTTGGCTTCGACCTGTGCCAATTTGATGATTTCATCCAAGTCGCTGCGAAGTTCTATCGGTTCGGTTTGGTCCTCACGTGGGATGACCGCTATCCAATTCGGGTATCGCAGCTCTTCCTTCACGACATCGCCATATTCATCGACCAAGGTCTTGGATTCGCCTTCACGTCCCTTGTCAACGTAGTATTCTTTGCTTGCGAACAAGATATGCGCATTTGTCGCCACTGCGACCTTCTCTTCGTTGTCCATGCAGATACAACACAACTGAGGTCTGAGTTCCTTGTCTTTCGACAGAAACTCTTTCATCTGAAGCTTGTCCTTCGGTGGTGCAGGCATATTGTCCATAATAAACTCACGCAGAATCTTCTTCACTGCGTCATCGTTCGCCATCTCAATGGCTTTGTAGATTTTGTCTGTGCTTTTCATGATGTTTAATTTAGTGGGTTAATAGTTGCGCTCGGCAGGAATATTCTCTACGTCCTGCCGAACAATAATTCAATAATTGAATTCCAATAATTCAATACTTGTACTCTCCAAGGTTGTTCTTCCGCTTGCACTCCTCATAGAACGCTTTGTAAGCCCCCTTGTTCGTGTAGAATCCGTTGACTTCGTTGTCTCGGTAGTTGTCGTCGTCAAGTCTGTCCCAGGCGAGAGAGTTGTTGCTCTTGCAAGTATACTCCCGTCCTCTATAAGTGATTGTGACTTTGTAGAGGTAGAAAAAACCTCTGTCACGCTCCACTCTTACTTTTTGTCTAAGTTCCTGCAATGTCATACGTCAGCCCTCCTCCTCATCATCTTCCTCCTCATCATCTTCCTCGCCTCTGTGTTTGCGTTCCAAGTCATCCCAATTCTCATAGCCGAGCCATTCTGCAATGGTGTCTCGCTCGAACCAAAAGAAGTCGTTTATTTGTGTGTCACTTATCTCCCCGTCAGGGTAGATGTCCTCAAGCATTGACTCTATCGTGTCAATCTGCTCATAACTCAGCGCATCGGCTGTGTCCTTTCCGCCACTCCAAAAATTGAAGTTGCGCAAACTGTCTTCGCAATAGTATCTCATAGTCAGTCCTCCTTTTAGTTGTTTTTCTGTTCATATTCAAAGTCCGCAAATTTGTTTGCAACCTCCTCCAAGGCATACCACGCCATTGCGTTGTACACACACATCAAGACATCGTCATATCTTCCCCACAATGCCTTGCCGATTTCACTTGTTGTGTAATCACCCTTGATGCAGTTGAAATTCTTAACCATTCCAATCACATCTTCTCCGATTTCCTCCGCCACTCTCTCCAAGCTGCGCACAATTCTCACCCGATACTTTCGTGCAAACGCAGACGTATCCGAGTAATACACGAATCCGCCGAAGCCACCTGCAGCACCGCTGGTGCAGATTGCTACGTCGTGCAATGTGCCTTGTACATCTTCCCAATTCCCGCCAAGCTGATTGATGACAGGCATGATGAGTTCTTCCACATAAGAACCCTTGCAATAATGCTTAAATTCTTTGAGTTTCATGATTTATTCCTCCTATAATAAGTTTTTGTGTTCTCGTTTATAGTTGTATTCGCTTAACTTCTCAATGTTCTTGAAGCTGACAAAGTTTGCCGCTCCTCGTGTGCAAAAGTCAATGTCAAAGTAATCAAATTCGTTTCTATGCTCATCATAGAATTTTGCAGCATCCTGCAAGTTTACACAGCATTTTACGCTTACATTGCTGTTATCCTTATAAAAACCGACTGCAAAAATCTTATCAATTTTATTCAGTCTTTGTAATTCTTTCAAAGTGTTCATGGTTGTTCCTCCTATTGTTTAGTTATAATAAGTAAAATAGTACATATTGCCGTCAATTTCCATATACCACATGAAGAGTTCATGGTATCTGTACATTCCTTCTCCGACTTTGAACAATTCCTTTATTTCTCCTGCACGTTGCCACACCATATGGTCTTCGGCTTCTTTCCAATCGAGTAAGGACACCAAGCCGTATACGTGTCCGTCTTTTGTCCGTACTTCCTCGCAGTCAAGATATGGACAATTCCTTCTTTTTATCTCTTCCATTATTTCCAAAGTGGAAACTGTGTTTGTTATTATCATCGCTTGTTCCTCCTATTCTTTTAGTTCACTTTTAAATCCTGATACTTGTAAAACGCCTTGCCATAGTCTATCGCCTTTATTCCTTCTGGGTATTTCACGCCATTATACACGATAAACTCTGATGTTATGTCGGCTTCCGTGAATAGTCCCAATTCGATAAACTTGTGGACTAATCCCTTCATCGCATTAAGATATGCAGTGCAAATTCTTTTGGTCAGTATCGAGCCACGCTCATTCGGCACAAAATAACCCCCGTCCATTCTGCACCTTTTGCCGTTGCGATTGTCATTCTCCACAATGTCAATCAGCCGATTGCGCTGCTGCCACAATTCCTTCATGCTTTTCATATCAGACCTCCTTCCCAATTCATGTCGCTGCGTGTCGCATAGTCCACCAACACATCCTCGCAGATGTCAGCTGACACATTATTCGACTGGTTAAACAATTCGCCCACAATGAAGATTATTGCAGGCACTCCAACTAACAAACAAGCCAGGACAAAAGCCCAGCCTTCACTGTCTATTGCACACGCTCCGATGCACATCAAACCAAAACATACTAAATTCTTTTTCATGATTTATTGATTTTAAAGGTTTACAATTCGATAACTCTCACTTCAAAGTCCTCTTCAGACAAGCCGCAATACATCCGGCACTCCAAATAGTCCTTGTGTTCGTTTGCTTGTCGCTCGTCAGGGAAAAATCCCTCGTGGCGGTATTCTCCGTCTATTATACTAATTACTTGGTACATAACTATTCACTTTTAAGGTTTATTCTCTTACATAGATTTCCCACTCAAAGTCCGTGTGGTTCTCCATAAATTCCAATTGTTTGAGTGCGCTATCCTCGCTCTCGCATATCGTCGGGCAATAGCCACGATGATACTTCTTAGGTTGTACGATGTATTTCATAATTGTAAAATTTTAAGATTTTTCTTGCATATTTCCAAAATAGTTCTATTGCACACGTGCTGATGCACGTTAAAAACATAAACTATTCGAGCACGGTCGAACTACATCCGTGCAATAATTATTCTCTTTATTACTTACTATTCTGCGGGCTGTGGGGATTCGAACCCCATTCATTCCTTTCAGCCCTCCTGTGAGTGAGGGGACTTCATCCCTTTTATTCTTTCAGCGCTCTTCACGCCTACACCATGTCATGTGCGCACTCGTACCCGCTACATCGCTTCATTGGGCTACTATTCTTCTCACACTTCACCCAATTCATCGCTTTAAGATTGCATGGTCAATCCCAGCCACACGCCGCTCTCACCGCCGTGCTACTCGCTGATAGTACAATTCAATCACGCATCAAGCCGCACGCTCTAACACGCTCGTCGTACTACTTATTTACATGATGCTTCGGGCGCTTTTTAATTGTGATACAAACTTTCTCGGTTTTCCTGTCCTTCCTACCTAAGAGTCACAATAGGCATCTTCTACATTCAATTAGGGTACTCGACCCAATTCGTCTGTTATTCTTTATTACGCTTGCGGCATCCTTAAGGGGCGGTATACTTCCCCCATTCGGCCTCGCCTAGTTCGGATTATTCGATTAAATTCACGATTCATTCGTCACCGCTATGGCCTTGCGGCTTTCCCACAAGTTCGGAGGGTCTCACTCTCCGCCATGAAACTACATTGTTCACGTCTATACATGGCGTCCCCGCCTATTCGTTTGCTTTCGCTTAATGGCTATTCGCTCCCTTTCGGCGTGCCGTTTCGGCTTGTACCCTATTAGTCGCCTAGTAGCTTAATGGCGTTCGGCTTCGTTCGGGCGATTATTTGGGCGGCGTTTTCTCGCCGTTTGGCTTCGTTTTGGCGTTTTGGCTTTCCTGACCGCCGCCCAAATTCAGGGCGGCACGCTTCGGGCTTGACAGGCTGTTTTTAGCCGCCCGAACGGCTTGGCCGCCTTAATTGGCGGCCTTGTCGGCGTTGGCTTTGGCTTTGGCCTTGTCATAGGCTGCCAGTAGCTTGCCGGCGTTATCTTCGCCGACGGCTTGGCGTATGGCTTCGGCCTTGGCGGCGGCACGGGCGGCACGTTTGGCGGCGTTCTTAGACTTCTTTGCCCCCTCGGCTTCGGCCTTAGCCTTGCGTTCGGCTGTGGTACGTTCCCACGCTAAGCAACGGGCGGCTTTGTCTAGGTTGCCAAGATAGGCCATACAGCCTCGAACGGCGGCGGCGAAGTCAAATCCACGGCGACCGACGGCGTTCGCAAGGATAACGGGATGACCTTGGGCCGTTCCCTTGATAGCACTAAAAGAGGCCTCAAACTTGTCGCCTTTTTTGACCTTGGCGTTAAAAATGGCTATAAATTGGCCGTATAAATAGGTAACAGCATCGGCGGCGGCTTCGGTGCGGTTAATAATGGCGGCGGCGGCGGCAACATCTTTTAATACGTTGGCGGCGTTCATCTTGTGGGCTTGCCATGTTTTAGCGTTCATTGTGTTTTCAGCCTTGGCGGCGGCGGCGTTTAAAGCCTCAATTTTTTCGTTTGTTTTCATGATTGTAAATTTAGATTGTTAATAAATAAGGTTTATACAAGTTTTACATTTTCAAAATAAGTGTCATAGTATTTCCACGCGGCCATGATATTTTGATACATTGCAATAGAAAAAACATTTTGCCAAAAATGAAAATTTTTGTTATGCTCAAAATCATCATATTGCAGTCTCAACTTGTCTGCATCATTATACAAGTTGAAAATATTGGTAATATCTTCACCCAGTCTGTTTGTAATTATCGCTTCTTTTTTCATGACTTTAATATCTGAACTTTACACTGCAAAGATACAAAAAAATAATACGTGTCAATAAAAAAATGAAAAAAATTTTAAAAAAGTTATAACTATATAAATATCAATAAGTTATAAGCGTACAAACGTGAAAAAATGGTGCCAAAAAACGTGAAAATATGTATTATCAGGACATTTTAAGGGTAAAAATTACGCCATTTTGAGCAACTGGGTAAAAAAGCTGAAAAAAGTAAATAAATAGACTGTATCTTTTAATGATAGTAAACAACAGAGATAGTAAATAAATATTACTATTTTGATAAGCGAATAATAATGTACGTATGTACTTATTTATATATAAGAAAAACACGTTTTTAGCCACTTTTTAAGCGTTTTGCGGGGACTTCGGAAAAAATAAAATTAAGGGTACCACCCCTCCCGATCGATCCGCAGCGGGCTCGTCAATTTGACTCCGAAATTTTTTCAAAAATAAAGCTGCCTAATCTTTAATTTTGTTATATTTGCTTCTAAAATTTATTTTTTTTGATTTTGGTTTTGTAAATTTTTATTTTTTTTTATTTTTTTGCGAGGTAAAAGCATGTTGCTTATATAATTATAGGGGAAAGGGGGTAAAATGGGTGTTATTGCTAATATTTGCTAATATTTGCGAGAAATATGTTTGCTTACGGGTATGTGCGAGTTGCATACAGGGGTAAGCGATTAGACAATTGTGGTAAGCGAAGTTGGGTATTGCGGTGATGGGTGATGTTGTTAAAAAAAATATGCGAATTGCATAAAATGATTCACGAAAAAGTTGTATCTTTGCGGTTGGAAATTAACTATAAACAGATTCTTATGAAAGACAAATATATCAAGAGAAGGGTGAAGAACAAGGCTGTTGTAGACCTTGAGACGAGTGAGATGCAGAGCTTCAGTTCAAATGTGAAGTTGCACTCATATACGGACTTTTTCATAGCGGCGTTGGCTGCGTGGGGTAAGTTCAAGATGTCGGATGGTTTGAAGATAAAAGTGTTCATACACTGCATTATGGCGTCTGCGCCGAGCACTGTGGACAGCACGGAGGGCAATTACTTTTATGTTTCTGATGTGTACAAGAGCATTGAGGCGGAGAGCAAGAAGAAGGGGGAGGATGTCATGTCGGAGAACAACATCAGGCAGTATATAGCGAAGTTGGCGGACGACGAGGCTTTGTTGCGTACAGCGACGAGGGGGAAGTACAGGATAAACCCCGAGTATGGCATCAAGGGTGTCATCACGGACAAGACATATGGCAGGATACTCATAGAGAAAATGCCGTCGAAGAGGATTAAGCCGAACAAGGGGTTTGAGGAGAAAGGGGGCGAGGGATGAGGATAGGCTTGGTCGACGTTGACGGTCACAATTTCCCGAATTTGGCATTGATGAAGATAAGCGGATGGCACAAGGCGCATGGCGACGATGTCGAGTGGGCGTTCCCGTTTCAGCATTACGACAGGGTGTACAAGTCGAAGATATTCACGTTTTCGGATGATGATGTTACCGCTTATGACGCCGACGAGGTGTTGTGCGGCGGTACTGGATATGACATAAAGAGCGTGCTGCCCGAAGAGATTGACGCTTGGACGGAGCCCGACTACACTTTGTATCCGCAGTATCCTTTTTCGATACAGTTCTATTCGAGGGGTTGCATCAGGCATTGCCCATTCTGCTTGGTGCATGACAAGGAGGGGTATATTCGCCCTGTGGAGCCGATGGCTTTGAACCCCAAGGGTGAGTGGATAGAGGTGTTGGACAATAACTTCTTCGCCAATCCGAATTGGAGGGATGCCGTGGAGCATCTGCGTGCCACGGGGCAGAAGATTAACTTTCATGGCGTGGACATCCGCATCATGGACGTCGAGCAGGCGGCTGCGATAAGGTCTTTGAGGCTGAAGGGCAACATCCATATAGCGTGGGACTTGCCGCAGATAGACCTTACGGGCAAGTTGGAGGAGGTCGTGAAGATAATACCTCCGCACAAGATGACCTGTTACGTGCTTGTGGGTTTCAACTCCACGAAGGAGCAGGACTTGTATAGGGTGAGGACGTTGAAGAGGCTTGGCATCCTGCCTTTTGTACAGCCTTACAGGGACTTCGAGAGGAACACGCCGCCGTCTCAGTACTGCAAGGACTTGGCGAGATGGGCGAACAGGGCGTGGCTGTTCAAGGCGATGGACTTTGCCGACTTTGAGCCGAGAAAGGGTTTTAAATGTTCCGAATACTTCAAATAAGCCTTTCTCTGCTGTTTTGTCCTTTTGGACGGGTAATTGTACCCCTTGATGCCCGAAAGTGTCTAAAAACGGCTGAAAAAGGCTTAAAAAGGGCAAAGAAAGAGCCGTCCTTGGGAGGGGCGGCTCTTTCGATTGTAAAGTTCAAACATAAAAAAGTTTAGGTCAGAAGTGGGCGGTGCGGTGTTTCCCGAGTTGAAGAAGGTAGTAGAATAAGCAGATTTTTGAGTGGAATCCGCGCCGTCCTTTTTTTGCCGCCGACTGAAAGGCGGTCATCCCGTTGGATGGTGCAAAGATAGGGAATAAAATGATACGTGGGAATATTTTTTTGCGTTTTCCGTAAATTTATGGATATAATAACGTCTATATACTAGTATATAGACTATTATACCATAAAAAATGTTGTTTTTGCGCATAGGCGTGATACTTGTTGATATTTTTTGTAAGATGTAAGTAAAAAAGTTGTATTTTTGCGGACGGAATCCTATGAAATAGACTTTTATATGGCAGAAGCGACAGTTATAGTCAAACCAAATGAGGGCTTTCAGCGTTCGTTCGTCAGGAGCAATGTGGACTTCGTAATAGGCGGCGGAGTTTTGAATTGCGGCAAGACAATGGGTGCTGTGTTGGCGACGGTGGAGCCGTCGTTAGACCCGAATTGGCGTGGCTTGTTCCTGCGTAACAACTTGGGGGATTTGAAGGCGGGAGGTTCCATCCTCGACACTTTCCGTGAGGTGTACGGCAACAGCATCACCATCACTTCCGCAGGCGAGCCGAGGGTGACGTTCCCGAGCGGAGCCTATATCGACGTCACACACGTCGCCGACCAACGGCGTGAGGTGCTTGACCAACGTTTCAAGGGACGTCAGTATGATTTTATATATTTCGATGAAGGCACTGGCTTCAGTTGGTCGTGCTATACGACAATCGCATCCCGTAACCGTGGCACCTCGAAGTATTCGGGCAAGATGATGATGACGACCAACCCCGAGCGTGAGCATTGGTTGAGGACGTTCCTTGATTGGTACATTGACGAGGATGGCTTCATATCTCCTGAGCGTGACGGTGTCGTCCGTTATTTCTATATGATGGGTTCCGATGTCAAGGATGTGGTGTTCGGCAACTCCAAAGAGGAGGTTTACAGGCAGTGCGCCATCGACATCAACCGAAAGTTGGACAAGATTTTCGGTCGTGGCAATTGGGGCGAGCCGCAGTGGAGGGAGATGATAAAGTCCTTCACGTTCTATCTCGGCAAGATGTCCGAGAACAAGAGCAGCATGGAGAACAACACGGGCTACATAGGCACCATCGCAATGGCGGGCGGTGCCGAGGCTGCGAAGAAACTTGAGGGCTGTTGGAATGTCAGTTCTAAAGATGAGGAAGGCACGTTGGTTTCATACGATGAGGCTGCTTCGGTGTTTATGAACGACGAACAGCGCAACGGCGACCGTTGGGTCACGTGCGACCTCGCCGATACAGGCACCGACAACTTCGTGGCTTTGGCATGGGACGGCTTGCACGTCATAGACATCGAGATAATGTCGCAGTCGTTGCCAAGAGAGAATGCGGAGCACCTGAAGGCGTTTGCGGCAAAGAACAACGTGGGCGAGAGACATATCATCTATGATGCTATCAGAGCCCGTTATATAAACGATTATATTCCCGGTGCCGTTCCTTTCGAGTCTTACAGGGCTCCTATGGGCGTGAACGCCTTGCAGTATATGAAGCTCAAGGACTGCTGCTACGGCAAGCTCCTGTGGCTTATAAAGAACCAAGGCATATCGTTCTCCGACAGCGTCGGCAGGCGTGTTTATGAGCATCAGCACCTGAAGCACGACGTGACCATCATGGACGAGTTTATCGAGGAGGTTCGTGTCGTGCGTTACGCCGATGCGCCGAGCGGGAAGAAACGTCTTCTCACGAAAAAAGAGATGAACCAACTGTTGGGTCGTGGACGTTCAATGGATTTGCTTGACCCATGCAGTATGAGAATGTATCCCCTTCTCGACATTCCCGACGGATACGAGTTGGAGAACAGCCGTAAGGAGTACGAGGACTATGAGGACGACATAAACAACGGCAACAGGGTTAATATTTACGATAATTCAGCGTTTGGAGTATATTATGGTTGACAACGAGCAAATAAAAAGCATTATAAAGCACTTCGAGGATGAAGGGGCGAATGTCCGAGTGAGGGACATTGCGTTCACTTTGCTCTCGAAGATGTTCGCCGACGGCAAGACGGCATACCAATGCCTCTTCGGTGCCGACGGTTATGACGAATACGCAGGCGACGAGATGCGGGACAGGCTCACACAGTATATGACTGATGCGGGCTATATCCGCAGCTTCAGCACTGACGATGATAACGGTGGAATAACCTTTGAGGAGAACAAAAAGGAGATGGAGAAACTTTTGGCGCAGACGCAGAGGGCGTTGGACAACTCCCTCATCGAGGCTAAGGACGGCTTGAAGATTATGGCCGACATACGTGTGAAGCTCAATGACAAGTTCAAGGTCGAGTCGCAGAAAAAAGACAGAATGATTGTCGTTGAGAAGAAGTTCGATTTCGTATGCCCTCACACACGCCACGAATGCTACCAACTCGACAAGGAGGAGGCTATGAAACGATGGAATTTAATAGAAAATCAACAAATCGAAAAACAATAAATTATGACGACACAGGAACAGATAGAATTCTTATTGACAGACCCTAACCGTCTGCTTGAGAGAAAGCCCTTCACGAGAGGGGCTGAGATGAGTTCCCTTGACTTGGATTTGCCCGACGTGTATGTCGGAGGCAAGGTCAGGGCGCAGCTCTCACGTGTCAAGAGACACGTCATATCGCAGGACACCTACATCGCCGAGTTAGACCCCGACATGCACAAGGTGCTATTTGACAACAACATCCCCGCCATCGCAGCGCATTACCAGGACGGCGACTACTCGGAGATGAACTTCATCAAGACCGCCGTGCCGATACAGCGCAGCATCATGGAGAAGCAGACGCTCCACATGGCGTCCAACCCCATGAAGTTCACCCTGTCGGACAAGAAACCGACGGACAAGCAGCAGGAGATGTTCGTCGTGTTCAAGAACTATTGGGACCTCAGGAACCAAGACGGCATGAAGGTCAAGATGGTCGCCACAGCCAAGTCCTACGGCGACGCAGGCTTGCTGTACTATATGGACAGACGTGGCGAATGCCGCTCACGCATCATATCGTATGCCGACGGCTATGTCATCTGCTCGCACAACGACCAAAACGGAGACCGACTCTTGGAGGCTGTCTACTACGAGGTGGAGGATATGACATACATCGACTGTTGGGACGACAAGCTCTTCTACCGTTGGACTAGAGACAAGAAGGGCAATTGGACCTTGGAGCGTTTCAACGACGGTCACGGCTTCAAGGAGATACCTCTCATCACCAAGCGCACCGACGTGGCTTGGGAGGGTACGCAGTCGTTGGACGAGAGCTACGAGATACTGTACAACATATTCCAAGTGCTTCAGCGCAAATGGGGATGGGGTATGCTCTACGTCAAAGGCCGCATCGACAAGAACGCTCAGAAGATTGCGGGCAACATAGTGCTTAACGACGTGAGTTATGAGGGCAAGGGTGACGCCAAGTTCTTGGAGCCTCCTGCGCCGCAGAACATGATAGACACCTTGGACAACATCTTCGAGCGCATACAGATAGCGTCGGGCACGACCTTCATCCTGCCGAAGGATATCCACACTTCGAGTGACACGTCAGGCGTGGCTGTTCAGATGACGCAGTCTTTGGACATTCAGACGGCTAAGAACGGCATTGTGGAATGGCAGAATGTCGCCGACAAGATGGTGCGCCTGTTCAAACAGGGCTTGGCTATGGAGTTCCGCAACAAGAATCTCTTCCCCGAGGACGACATCAAGGTCTTGGAAGGTCTGAACATCAATGCGAGCTTCGACATTTGGCAGCCGTACAGCGAAGCCGAATATAATCAGGCTCTTGCAACGATGAAGAATGCAGGAATTTTGTCACAGAAGACAAGTGTGGAAATGAACACTATCTCACGTCCTGATGAGGTTGAGAGGATTAAGAAGGAGGAACAGGAACTCATTGATAGGGAGCTTGAAAAAACTCGTAAGACTAAAGAGATAGAATCTCAATTTAATAAATCATCTGCTACTACGAATGAGTAAGAGATTTTTTGAAATCCCATATTCTTTATTTAATTGTTTGAGACGGGTTGATGCCCGTCTCTTTTTATAGAGGCGTATACGACCACAAGAATCCGCGATAATAGGCTTGAACACCTCTGCAACACTCGCTTATACAACTTTTGTTATATCCGCTTTTGAAAATTTCTGGTGCCCCACCTTCCCAAAATTTAACAAACTTTTTATCCAAAGTGTATTGATATACTGCTTTGGTTAATTTTGCGGCTTGCCTTCTTGTTCTCGAACCGTAATTGTTATTTTGTGTTTTGGTTATAAGTTCCAAGTTGTCTAATCTGTTGTTAGCCTTGTTCTCATCTTTATGGTTTATCTCCATTTTGACATCGCCTTTGTCTTTAGGATTCCATGCAGGTATTGGCGCAACAAATGCTTCATATTCCAAACGATGCACCATTCGGGTGAATACTTTGGAATCTTTGTGTAATGCTATTGCCATATAGCCATTATTGCTTCGTTGTTTCATAATGATATAACTTGCATGTTGTCCTACACGATGCCCGAGATTTCTAATCCTTCCCCAATTACTGACTTCGTAAAGTCCTTCAAATCCGACTATTGGTTTCCAAATTTCGTCGGGCATATCTTCTATGCTGAGGTTTTTGTACGCTTCGATTGTGTTGTTATATTCCATTGTGATAAAAAGTTAAGCCCCTCAGACCAGCTACAATCCTCGGGGCTTACAACTTTCGTTGTTTATCTTGTCGGAGATATGGTAGCTGACATATTTCCTGTATATTTCACGATGCAAAGATAATAAAAATATCTATACGTACAACTTTTTTTATTTAATTGTTAGGCGAAAGGCACCCCAATCTGATGAGGTGCCTTCGTTTTTTATGGTAAGTCTATTTTGAAGTAGTCTTCAAGATACTGCTTGCAGTCAAGGTCTCCGAACATTCCTTTGGTTTTTAGATTATATTGTTCCATGTTATCACAGAACAATTGGAAGAACATCATATTTGCGCCGCTGTTGAATCTTTGAATATTGGGGCTATCCATGTGTGTCTCTACGAACTTTTGCGCCTGTATGACCCATCTGCGCAAGAATTTGGGATATGTTTTAAACTCTTCCAATCTGTGTTTGCGTGACTGCAACGGGCATCCGATACATCCCAATCTTCTCTCTGCGTGAAACCGTCCGCAATCGTCGTAATAAAGCTCGTGACATTTGATGCCTTCTGAATTTACAAACTCAGCCACATCATCTTTAGTCCATTCCAATATCGGCAGCCACACGTGAGTCTTTTCTTTCTTGGAATACACTCGGCAGAAGTTGGGCTCTTTATATCTTTCCGCACGCTTTGCACTTTCATCACGCCTGATGCCGTATATGGCGACCTCTCCGATTTTGTATTCCTTCAGTTTGCTGCAACAGAATCTTGAGAATCTTGACGGAAGCCCGTTGGATGCTATGAGTTCAAAGAACGTCTTTTGAGGTTTCGCAACAATACAATTGTTGTCTCTTGCGTGTTTTTCTGTGCCGGGCGGGTCGATTGTCGTGTTTTTGTAAATGGCTTGATATTTAATACCCGCCATATTTGCGAGATGCAGTATCACGTCAGAGTCTTTGCCGCCGCTATAACAAAGTTCGAGGGTGCCAATCTTGAAGTGCTCTGTTTTGTTAAACGATTGAATATCAATAACTTGCCCCCCCCCCTATTGGACGCATCTTCCTCGGCGAT